AAGATGTTCTCGAAAGAGTTGAGGAAGATATGTATGATAAGGTTGGTGAGGTTTCGGAAGGATGGGGTATCACATCCATTAGCGAACCTTATGAGGATAGACAACCTGTGTATGATAAATATGATAAAAAGTTGGAAAAACTTGTAAAAGATTATATAGAAGAAATTGGAGAAACACCCGGTTTTTATAAAGTGGTTAATGAACGGGAAGTTATAGTTGAGTAGGAGGAGCAGGAAGATGAACAATAACGGTTTAATAAGCAGGCAAACAGCAATAGATAAATTATTTGAATATGCAGAAAGTAAATTTCAGTCAGGCGAGATAGAACTTGCTAACGAAATATTAAAAGCAAAATGCTTTTTGGAGAGCCCATGCAATATTCCTACAGCCTATGACGTGGATAAGGTTTTAGAACAGTTGGAAGTGGGTTTGGCAAATGAATGTGTATACGAACGTGACCAAAAAGTGTATACAGAAGCAATTAGATGTGCAATAGAAATAGTGAAAGGCGGTGGAATAGATGTTCGATAGTACAACAAATAAATTCAATTATAACATTAACGCGGTAAGTGGGACGTTGAGAAAATCTCACCCTAAAAGCAAAATGACTGTAAGAAAAGTGTCAGATAGTGTATGCGTTTTTAACGCTAAAAAACCCAGATTATTCAATTACGATGATGCAGAAATCGTTATTCTTCAAGTAATGCTTATTGGAGATGATAAGGCGATTGTGGAGTATGTTAACAAGAAAGATTTTGAAGAAGTATTTAATGGATATGTAGACAAAGAAACTATAAGTAAATTAAAATGTTAATTTCAAAAGGAGAATATATTATAGAGAGGTGATTAACACGAAAACAAGCAGAGTTGAACAACAAATAATTAAAAAGAATAATCCAATATATAAAATAGTTGACCAATATTGTTTTTATTCAAGGAGAATTATAATAAGAAAAGAAGAGTATATAGAGGTTTATTTGTTGCGAATGATGGTAGAAAAATCAATGCTGATGTGAATGGTGCTTATCAGATTATGAAAAAAGGTAGTTCCTGATGTCTTTGACAAGGGAATAGAGGGTGTTGGTTCACGCCCAGTTAGGCTAGAAACAGCGTAATAAATGGTTATAAAAACTGATGAATCAATGGTTTCATCCGAAATTCTAATACATATCAATGAGCGTTTCTGCTCGATTTTTCAATAAATAAAAAGAGAATAATTAAATATAAGTTACTTTTAGATTTCAATGAATGTGACAGAGCAAGATAAATAATTCGAAAAATACTCTAATGTACTATGTTTGAAAGGAGAATATATATTATGTGTAAATATTGTGATGGCAATTCATATGAATCTTGTGTATGGATTGATCCATTAGCTAACAAATATTTTTGGGACATTGAAACTTCTGAATGGGACGACTATAATGATGACTTTATTTATCACAGAGAATATATAAATTACTGCCCTTATTGTGGAAGAAAACTCAATGACTAATAGAGAATAATATAGCAAGAAACAGAAATTGGAAAGCACCTTGAAAGTTCTTTTCACTATACATATGTCAGTCCTGACAGTTCTACATCTTATCTATGTGAGTACGGTTTCTGTTTTATTATATAAAGCGGTGTGACGAAATTGGTTTATACGTGCAAGATTTTGATTCTTGTGCCGTAAGGCATGTGGGTTCGAATCCCACCACCGTTGTTCAGACAGTTTTTATTTTAGAGAAGTAAAGCTAACATTAGACTTGGAATTAGCCACAAGAATAAAAATGCTATCGAGCAATACTCGTAAATCATTGTAGAGTAAACTACTAAAAATCCTGCAAATGGTTCTAAAGACGAAAAGAGCTATAAATTGTCTAGTCGATGATGGACGTTATAACGACAATTTCAGAGAATTGATAAATACCGAATTAAATTAATGTTAGTTTTACTTAATAATCATATGTAGTGTAATGGCAACACGTCTTAATAGCCTTTCGTTGTTTGTATGTTTCAAATTTAATACCCCTTTTTACGTTAAGAAAATACAGGTTCGATTCCTGTCATATGAATTAAAAATAAATAAGAAAAGAAGAAATTATAAAAAATGAATAAACAAGAATATGCGGTTGCATATTGTGGCAGTCATGAATGTGACGAGTGTTATATCTATAAAAATGATTTAAATGAAAATTCTCTTTCTTTGGAAAAATAGGAGGCAAATATGGAAACAAAAATTAAAGAAGCAATAGAATTTTTAAGAGATAACGGATATTATGTAACAAAAATTTCTGAAAAATTATGTGAAGTTGCAGAAGAATGTTCTGAAACTGGGTATGGTGACTGTATGGAGTGCAGTTGTTTTGTATGTTTGATAGGAAACGATTATTAAGAAAGTTCGATTTCTTTGGAAAATGAAAGGAGATTTATATGGTTACAAAGACATTATATACTTGTCAGTTCTGCAATACTGATTATGCAGATAAAGAAAAAGCAATGCAATGTGAAAAGAATCACAAGGCTTTAGAAACAGCAACAATTATAGGCGACTATAAATCATTAAAATCTATCCCAGATGGATGCCCTACGAAAGTAAAAGTGAAATTCAAGGGTTCAGATAAATGGATAGAGTATAAGAGATAATTAGGAGGAAACAAATGGAAGTAAATGTTAATACAAAAGCAATATGTACTATAGATATTGATTCAGCAGAAGCATTTAGAATTTTATGTGAAACTTTACATATGGGTTTTGTTCTTGATGAGGATACTGATTACTTTGTATATAAAAATTCCGATGATGAATTAAATGTATTTAAGACAGTTGATGGACATGATTCATGTGTAGATGAGAGAGGAGATTTGTTTGTAGCACTTCGTAATGTTGCTGTAAATATGTTTCCAAATACATTGTTTAGAAGTGCTGACTATATCTACAATAGGTAA